CATAAAATCTTTAGCACTTTATAAAAATCAGAGATCGATAAAATTACTTATATTTGCTAATCGGTATGTAAATGGGTTAATTTTGAAACAAAAAGTACAGATATGAAATTTTCAGTTGAAATCTCCCGCCGTACTAAATCACCCAATTACATACCCCTGCAAAACGACGCCAGGATACCTTACATCCAACTCCAGGAATCAGATCAAACCTACATTAAGGCCGGGTACGAGGCCAATGCAGATCTGTTCAGCGTGATCAACCTATTGACGGGCAATGCGGCTAATATCAAGCCGATCCTATACGATTTGTCAGGCAAGGACAAAGTAGAAATGTTGAAACATGATCTGCTGGATCTACTCAAACAGCCGATGCCGGGCATGACTTACCGGCACTGGATCGGTCAGGCCATTGGGTACTACCTGTTGACGGGTAATCTGTATATCTGGGGGCCGCTACTGGAAATAGGTATGAACATCGGTAAAACCAAACAACTGGTTATCCTGCCTTCGCAGTTTGTAACGCCTAAGCGGATAAACGGGATCATGACCTACAAAGTATCCGTGGGAAACTGGCAGCAGGCTTACCCGGCTGAAGAGATCCTGCATATCCGTACCCCGAACTTTGATTATGGTAATGATGTGCAGGAAAAAGGTATGTCGCCAATAAAAACGGCACTCTATAACCTGTCGTCATCGAACAGCGGCATCAAGAGCCAGGCCATGCGATTTCAGAACAATGGCGGGGATGGGCTGATCGGGTTTAAAATTGGTAAAACCGGAACCGATCAGGGATTAACGGAACCACAGCGAAAAGATGTACAAGCTCAATTAGATTCCCGGTCAGGTCCGAACAGTGCTGGGAAAATATTCGCCGCCGGAAGTGGTTTTGATTACGTCAATTTTGGACTATCGCCGGCTGATCTTCAGATTCTGGCTACTGTCGGTTGGAACCGAACGGTATTCTGCAATCTGTTCGGGGTGGACCCGCACCTGGTCGATCCGACGGTCGGAAGCACTTTTAACAATCAACGTGAGGCGGTCGCATCGCCCTATAACCGGACAATCATTCCATTTATGGATGAATTATTCAACGGACTGAATAACTGGCTGGTAATCAAGTATAAAGGCAACCTGGCGTTGGAGATTGACAAATCTGGCGTACCTGAACTGCAAAGAGATAAAGCCACAAATGTCACTTGGTTATCTCTGGCATGGTGGCTGACGGGTAATGAGAAGCGCAGGGAAATTGATTATGAACCTATTGACGATCCTGACATGGATTTAATACAATATCCACAAAATTTACAACCATTTGGAGCAGACACACTCGCAAATCAACAACTTGGTAAGATCGGCGCCGGCGATTACAGAACATGAAATACAACGTGGGTTATATGCTCACCTGTTTTGGTCTGGCTGGCGGCTATTCCTTCCAAACATAAAATTTTATGATTGGGAGTCTGACTTTCTGGCCTTCACATTGGATGGGCAAATACATGAGTTTGAGATCAAAACAACGAGGGCGGATTTTTTGAATGACCTGAAAAAACCCAAACATTGCAGATTTAAAAATGGAAGATACAGCGATTACCGAATACCGAACTACTTTAGCTTTGTCCTTCCGGTTGGCATAGTTAAGCGGTATGAGATGCCGGAATATGCCGGGCTAATGGAATGGAGCGTTAAGGATGATATCTGCCGGGTGGTTAAAGTTCGGAGTGCAAAAGAGTTGACTAATGTGCGCAGTTGTGAACAGGATTATCAATTTCTGGTGGAGAAATCGAATGAAAAAATGATAAAAGCATGGTTATGAAAACAGAAAGAAAAATTGTAAATGGGTCTATTATTATAGCACTCATTATGAAACTTTTCGGCATTCCCTGTGAAGGAATGCGAGTTAAATCGATTGAATTAACCGCTAAAGCTAATGAAGTGGCTACCATTGTGGTAAAATACTTCTGTTCACTTCCTGTCGACAGTGAAAGTGGTGAAATCAATACTGAAGTCACGAAAACTTTTACCGTTACTGAAAATAAATAACCGATGGCTATAGAAGATAAAATTATTGAGATTTACGTGGATGGCAAACTGATTGCCACTACAAACGCCCCAGGTATTACGCTTAATTGTGATACTGTTGGTGAATCGAAAAAGATACCAGACACACAGGAAAATCGGGATTTGCTAAACACTATTGGTATGGAAAGCGGGTACTAAAATGATAACCTGGACATCCATGAATCGCCGGCGCAAGCCACTGACTGAACGGAATTATCGGATCATGCGGACGGCCTATCTCAAGGTGGGGCGTGACTTTGTGGATCGGGTAAAACGGTTTGGCATCCAGGTGGTCACGGATAGCGATCTGAAAAAAGCAGACGTTCAGCCGGTCATTGATGCGTACAAACAGATCGTGGAAGATACAGCACTTCGGTTCGCACGGGTGGGCCGGGCATCATTCCCGAAACAGCGCAAAGATTTAGAGAACGACCTGACAGAGTCCCGCTGGGTCCGGGATATACGGGGCAATCTTGTGAATCTGACCAGTCAATTCAGTGAACGGCTATACGGTACGGCTGTTGATGAGTTGATGCGTGTAGCTCAAATATACATTGATCAGGGCATATCGACAGGTATGTCAATCGAGAGCATTGCTGATTTGATCGTTAAAGACTATCTGGATATTTACGGGGAATCGTCGAAGTGGATGGCACGTCACGTGGCACAGACCGAAACCATCCGGGCCAGCAACTTCGGAACAAAAGAAGGTGTTAATTCGCTTGGAGTAGAATATACTCAAAGCTGGTTGGCTACCAATGACGGGCGTGAACGGGAAACCCATGCACAAGCGGCCATAGATAATGATCATATTCCATCCGATCAACTGTTCCGGGTAGGTGGTTACGAATGTGAATATCCGGGAGACCCGGCACTGCCGCCGGAAGAAAGTATAAATTGCAGATGCTCATGGACTGCCTCGCCTGTCGATTGAAATTGGTTTCTGTTGTTTCATAGGTTTTAGGTTGGAGAATCCCGGTCATCTGATCGGGGTTCTTTTTTTACCCTCACATTTAATTTTTGCAGGATTATTTTTTACAAAATTTGCGAATCGGCAACCTTCGGAGTTATATTTACCGGAACTAATATAAAGGCGATGCCGGTAAAATATTTTTCAGGCGGCGAAATTGAACTCAAAGACAGTGGCGAAAATGGAATTGTGGGAACAATAACCTTGTATGCCAGTGCCTTTGATAATGTCGATTCAGACGGGGATAAAATAATCAAGGGCGCATTCAAACGCACGATTAAAGAACGTGGTCCTGGGGGCACGAATCAGATATTACACCTTCTGCATCATGACACTGATCGGATCGTGGGCAAACCCGAATCCCTGAAAGAAGACGACTTCGGACTACTGGCTGTTGTGCCTGTGCCTGATACCACGCTGGGAACAGATACCTATAAACTGTATAAGCACGGTATCTATAACGAGCATTCGATTGGTTACAAAACCATCGATAGCGAGCAGGAAGTCACTAAGGGCGTCACAGTCAACATATTGAAGGAATTAAAGTTGTGGGAAATATCGACCGTTCCCTGGGGCGCGAACCCGCTTACCCGTGTGGTTGGCATAAAGTCAGAAAACAAAACAGAACAGTTGGATGAGATCGCCTTGCGCCTGGACAAGATCAACAAGGCAATAACGGATAATCATTTCTGTGAAAAAACAATGAATCTATTGCAGATCGAGATACAACTTTTAAGTGATGCGATTAAATCAATCGAAGCAGAGCCGGCGGAACCCGTCACGATGCAGGAACCTTTTGATCCGATCTCATTTCTGAAGGCCTATGATCTCGGATTAAATATTATTAAACATTTTAATTTTGAATAAAATGAATGACGAAGAATTAAAAGCCCTCGCATTGGATCTCGGCAAAAAAAATGCCGATAGCATGAAAGCGATGTTTGAGGCCGCGAAACTCGACGACCAGAAGGCCGCCACGGAATTGCAGGCCAAACTACTGAATGAACTCGGAGCTGATAGCCCGCATATTAAGGCTATGCAGAGCCAACTAGATGTTATCTCAACGGACATTAAAACCCGCCAGACCCATGACCAGGTTACCAAATCATTCCGGGATGTTATTCGGGATGCCGATGTGGTTGCTAAAACCAAGGAACTTTTTAATTCCAAGATTGGATTCACGGTCGAAGTCCCCTTAAATTTAAACCTGAAGATTGCCGTTGCTAACATGACCAATGCGCTGAACTTCTCCGGCGGACTGCCGAAGCCGACCTGGATACCTGGGTTATCAAAGGCACCGGATGAGATTCCGTTTTTGTCGCAGTTGATACCGACTATTGCAACTACCTCTAACACGGTATATTATATTAATCGGACCGCACGTAATATCGGAGCCGCTGCCGTTACAC